TTCGTGGCAAGGTCTTGCATTGCGGGAGGAGTATAAATTACGCCTTGTGTAGTGCGTATTTGTGGATATTTATCAACGATAGAGAGACATTCAGCTTTGTCCAAACTCTTCGTTGCAATTTCGTTCCATAGTTCTTTGCATAGAACAACTGAGGCAAATTTCTCGAGAGCTCCTCGGCGCCCTGCGTGGATTCCTATAAGGGCGAACGAGTCACCGTAATGGGCTATAACGGGAGATCCGCAGTCACCGGCGCTAGTGGCGGTCTTATAATTACCATAAGCTACAAGTCCAACATTTTGTTGCCATGATCGTAGTTGCTGGCTGTCAAAAGGAAGAGCGGGACGTTCTTGGTATTCATATGCTTGTGTTACATAGTCTGTCCCACTATCTCTAGTTATCATAATGGTAGCACATTCTACTGTGCGGAGTTGATCCAAGTTCAAGAGATGTTTGTCTAGATGACATGCTCCTGGTAGGACGGCATCGACTCCGAATCGTTGGACCCGGAAGACGAGCAATTCTCTATATCGGTCTTCCATAATCGGAACAGCCGTAAAGCCGGTATGTCGTTCTATAGCCCAAGGGCGACAGTAGTCATTAAAGTGGCGGGCCGTGATACCGATTTCTCCGTTGAGCATGGTAGCCTTTATCTGGGCTCCATCAGCGGCACAGAGTTGGATCGAGTTCTTGGATAATTTCTTAGCTAGAGCAGAGTCGCGGACGCGGTCTGTGGATTCAGGCATGTCCATGTCTTCTATAATCCATCGCATCTCATCATCATCGTATCGGCCTTTGACGCGCATGGTGGGGCCTATCTGTGCCTCAAACTGGCGCTGGCCAGCTTGGGCGTTAGCAGAGCACGTGCCCCAGATTCTTTCATGAAGCATGTGATCTTGAGCTTGTTCTTCAGATATGATCTTCGTGTTGTATTTAAAAGCCTTGAAATGGGTAAAGCGGGAGCGTCTGGCAGCTCCCTTCGTCTTTCCTTCAGGCATATCATAAGGGCAGATGTCCTGGTCTCTTACGTCGCCGGGCCATTTCTTACAATCACACGTAGTGGGTGTTGTCCGGAAGAATTTAAGGAGGGCCCATAGTGCGATCACAATCAAAGCGAAGAACATCAAGTGTTGGGTCGTCTGATTTAGGGATTCCCACCATTTCGTAATGGTCTTTCGAAGAGAAGTTGTCAGGCGGTATAGTAAATCTGTAGATGAGAATGGGATATATGAACAGGCATGGTCCCATGCGGGATGAGTTTGTAAGCGCAAAGAGGCCATATGCATCATGGGCGGAGTCATCATATGGGGCTCAGCCATGCTTATCCGCATTAGGCGTAACTGTTCGTAGGTGATAGTGCCTAGATCGTTAGTGCGTTTTGTAATTCTTACACTTTTCATCTCTGGTACGTCTTCAATGGTAAATTCGTCAAATTCGAAGAGATAACAAACGCCATCGTGATAAGCAAATACACCGGCTGCTGATCGGACTCGGATGGTAAATGCTCCTACCTTCTCCCGGCAAAACTCAAGGAGTTTGACAGTGATAACGGGAGGAGGCAGCTTGATC